TATGCAAGGATTAAGTTTAGGAGCTGCACAAAAAGATGGAAATATAGTTGGACTAACAGAAGATTAGTGTATAATAGGTTTAGCGTTGCGTGGTCCGCTTAATAGACCTGCAATCAGCTTTCAGCGCCTACGTAGAAAGCTTGTATTAAAACCGTAGAGTAATGGACTTATAGCTTTTAAGCTACCAGAGCGTAAGTCAAGTGGTAAAGGTAGCACCACGGCAAGATGCCTATGGTCTTGTCTGATAGGTAAATACATAGTGGAGGTACAAATGGAAGAATTTGATGCACCTGGAGAACATGGTGTAAAACAAATGAGAGAAACAATTGATAGAAAAGATGATACTATCAAGAAACTTGAGGCAGAACTAGCTTCTTATAAAGATAAGGAAATAGATAATGTCTTTGGTACTTTAGGATTATCTACTGACAAAGGTTTCGGCAAAGCGTTAAAACAAGTGTATGACGGTCCTGTTAATACAGAAGCTGTTGCACAGTTTGCTAAAGATGAGTATGGTTTTGAACCTACAGGTACGGTTGAGGTTACACCACAATCTGAACCAGAACAAGTAGTACAAGATGATGCTAGGTCTAGAGTAGCTGCACTTGATGCAAATTCTACATCAGATGTGCCTTTAGACGTTAACCAACAGTTAGCACAAGTTCTAAAAGGAGCTTCAGTAAAAGATTCTCTTAGAGCTAAGTTATCTATTATGGATGACGTTAAAAAAAATAAGTAAACGAATTTAATACAACACATACGGAGGTGTAATTATGGCAGTAATTAGCGGTTTAGACGCAACTACTCCAATTTATTCCCAGCAAATTAATAACTTTACTGGGGAGCTTTTTCGTGTGGGTGGTCAAAGAACTCCTTTTTT